CGTCACAAGGACGAGATGGATAACGCTAAAAAAGATTTAGATAAAGGCAGGAAATGAAATGAATTTATTAAAACGACTTTGGAATTTTCTAGTATCAAAAACATCACAAACTATTGAAGTAATACCAGTGCTTGTAGAAGATACAACAGAAGAAATCGATCTGCGTGCCTTGTTTGTGCAAGTTTGCGTAAGCAAAGGTATGGGCGATAGACCTCTAAGAGAATCAAATGCAGTAGAATTATTTCTCGAATGGTATGATGGTGAGCCTACTCACGATGCTATACTCGCATGTATGCCTGAATTTATGGCGCAAAATAATATAGTCAACGCTAAGTTTCAAAGGTTTTTTGGATGAGAATCAACAGTTCTGTTCTTAGAGAAATAATCAATGAAGAAATTGAATTATTTCAGCATGAGCAAATAATGTTGCAAGAGCAGAGACGAATTGACTTACTGCATAATCAAATGCGACAAGAAGTGTTATCTGAAGATTGGAAAAAAGAATTACCGCACATAGGTCTTGATGTTCTTGGTCTTATTCCCGGCATCGGTGAAGCAGCAGATTTAACAAATGCAGCATTGTATGCCAAAAAAGGAGAACATTTAATGGCTGCGTTGTCAGTTATATCAATGATTCCTGCAGTTGGAGATGCTATTGGTAAAGGCGGCAAGATAGGAGTTTATCTTAGTAAGTTTGGGGCTAAGGGTGGAACAAGAGCCGGCACCTATTTGGGCAAGCTACTCTCTAAGCAGATGCCAAAAATTACTAAAACTCTTAACGCACTTAAATCAAATAAACTGATTGGTCAATATGTTGACGACATGGCTAAAGCTGTTACAAAATATGTTGACGATGTTGGTACTGGAGTAGCAGATAAAATTTTGCCCCAAGTCCAGAAGGCAGTTGGTGTAGCACCGACTCAGACAGTCAGTAAGAATAAGTATGTTGCGCTGGCACAGCAAGCTCAAGGCAAAACAATAGCGCGTCAAAATAGACAGAAGATAGCGCAAGACTTATCTGGTGAAGAAGAATTAGATCAAGTCGCTGAAAGATCTTTGACTAAACCAGAAAAGAAAGAAAAAGAAAAAGTTGTCAAAGGCATGAAGAAAGATAAGAAAGGCTTTAAGCAAAGGTATGGCGATGATGCAGAATCGGTGATGTACGCAACCGCCACAAAGATAGCTAAGGAAAAAAAGTGAGGGACTGATGGTGGCAAAAGCACAAGCATTTATGGACACATGGCTGGCCAAGCTCACATCTCGAAAACTAATGGTGTGGTTAACAGCGACCGGTCTTACGCTTGCTGGTCACCTTACAAGCGAAGACTGGGTAATTATTTCAGCAATCTATATCGGAGGTCAGACAGTTATTGATGGCATCGCTAGATTGCGAGGTTTTAATGACTAAAAAGTTTATACTTGAATTTGCTTTAAAAAACTGGAAGACAATAACCATAGTGTTTTTGTGTCTTGCTTTGGCTTTGAAAAGTCGATATGATTATCACCTTATGCAAAAGGCATATCAAATTCAGTCTGATTCAGTTCAAGCTCAGATTGAGGGCTTAAAAGAAATTCACAAACAAGAAATACAAAAGAAGCAATTACTTATGGAAAGTCATTTAGAATCAATCGCTGCCATCGAACAAGAGTATGAAGATGCGCGCAAAGAATTAGAAGACCTTAAATTAAGTAAAACAAAAGAGTATACTAGAAAATATAGAGATGATAAGCAACAGCTTATTGAGGATATAGAAAACAAATTCGGAGTCGAATATGTTCCTTAGTTTATTGTTAATGTTAACATCAACTGTTTATGCAACTGAGCCGCCAAAGTTTACAATACTTGAATACAAGGCACCAGCACCCTTCGAGGGTGTTTTGTTTGACGAGAACGCAATGTCAAAAATCTTATCAGAGTATGACATTGCTTTATACGCATGTGAAATAAGAACTGATTATCAACTTAAAATACTCCGAGAAGAGTATGAATACAAATTAGAAAATATTAAAATTGAACACGATTCCTTGACCAGAGAATACGATTTGTTTATATTGCAAAAAGACAAAGAAATACAAGCCTTGTCCAACTCTTTGAAAAAAACTTCTCCACAATATAAATGGTTGTGGTTTATTGGTGGCGTTGCGCTTGGTGGTGCTAGTTATTATGCAATCGACAAGGAACTATCAAAATGAAACACGCTAACTTACCACATCACTTTTATGTATGGGTCAACAATTCTTACTTGGGACCAAACATGCCTGAAGGCTATACCTACGCTTTATGGCATGGCATACACTCTAGAGAAGGTCAAATACCAATGGCACATGTCTTATTAGAGTCAGGCGCCCACTGGTCAGGCTTACCATTGCACGCGATGTCAGACTTTCATGGACCTGAATCTTGGGAAGAAAAGCCATATTTAGATTTGTGTCCTTGGGCTGCTATGGGTCCAGATATCGAAGCTTATGGCGCAAAGTATCTTGAAGGACTTGAAGTTGAATTATTTAGATTTGGCTGGAAAGGCAGACACACAGGTATCATGATTGATTGGACAAATGGCTTTGACCGCTATCCACAAGAGCACAAACCTTTGAACCTTGTATCGCTTGATGATGGACAGTTCGCGCTGCAGCCAAACAATTATTGCAGATTCAGAGATGATCATCTTGTCAATAAAGATAAATTTAAAGAAACTAAAAATTACCGACGTGGTGAAGACGTTTGGTGGGGTGTATGAGCGAAAAAGATTTTGACAAAATTGCTTCTATTGAAAAAGCGATTAAAGAAAAGTATGGAGAAGAAGCAATTGCCAATCCACATGCTGGCTGGGATGAAGAAAAAGAAAAATTATATCTCAACCAGATGAAAGAAATGTACGATAAGATTAAAAGAAATGAAGAGTACGTTGAGAAAATTGATATAAATGGTATAAAGGTTTCAAAAAAACTACTTAATAGAGAACATTTACGTTCTTGCCCGGTTTGTTCTTCATTCCCAAGTGGTGTTAAAGATGATGTTTGTATAACAAAATTTAAATGTTGTCACAAATGTTATATTCAATACGTTGACGGAAGAGAAGAAAGATGGGAGCAAGGATGGCGACCACAAATTAAAAAAGGATAATTATAATGGCTACAGTTTACGAAATCGTTCAGGGCTTGTCACAAGCAGCAGCTAATGCTTATGATGGTGCCCTTGATGAAAATGGAGAACCGCTCTTGGTTGGATTGCAAAGAGAGGAGGGAGATCCTATTTTAGACAAAAGAGTTATGGATGGATTTAATGTCCGCTTTAGTGGAAACATGATGACTCTTTCCTACATGTCAGAAGTGCAATTAAAGGAAGTTTATGCTAGCGGTTTTGAAACAAGAGTTGAAGAACAGATTGCGGAAATAGCTGCTTTCCTTAAAAAAGAATATCGCAAGATTCGTGGTGAATCCGTTGCGCTTACTAAAGAAGGCGAGTTGGATGTGCGCGTCGAAAACTCCACTAGAGTGCGCTCATGGGTGACAGCCGTTTGTAATTACAGAGTCGGTGGTCTTAATGAAGATATGGCAGTAGCTGCTGAAGCCGACACTAAACCTGAAGATAGCTTTAGAAAGTTTATTGATCAAGGTGGCTGGACTGGCGATGGCGGAAAGCGCCCACAAAACGATACCAGAAAAAAGGAATCGTAAAATGAAAATCACCGAAGACCAATTAAGACGCATTATAGTTGAAGAATACATTAAAGAAGAAAATTTGGATGAGTATAGCGAGGAAGCTGAAAAGCTCATTAAGAAAATGGTTGGCGACAAAGAGTACGCGCGTCGAAGAGCTTTAGAAAATCCAAAAACCTCTAAGCCTTCTGACACTGCACCAATGGAAAAGCCACATTCTGATTCCGATGATGATGTCGTTATGTCTGGTAATATTGAAGATGCAATTTATGATATGGTCAAAGGTGCAGATGCTGGAGAAGTAGCCGAAATTTTTAATGCTGTATTCTCGCGTTTTGAGCCCGAAGCGGCCGAAGAAATTATGACTTCATTATACGGTGGCAAAGAAATGGATACAAGACAACAACAGGGCAGACAAGTTGGGTTCAAGCTCGAAGAACTCAAGACACTAATTAAAAAAGTTTTAGCTGAGAGTGTATGAGCTTTGAACTTACCAAAAAACAAAAATTTCAAGAAATCTTAAAGTGCGGTAAAGACCCCGCTTACTTTTTGAGAAACTACGCCCGTATATCACACCCGATGCACGGGCTTATTTTGTTTAACACATATGACTTTCAAGACGTGCTGCTCAATGATTTTAACGATCATAGATTTAACGTTATTTTAAAAGCAAGACAGTTGGGTATCTCAACAATCACAGCCGGATATATTTCTTGGCTGATGCTATTTCACAAAGATAAGTCGATTCTTGTCATGGCAACCAAGTTCGCGACAGCAGGTAACTTGGTAAAGAAAGTCAAGAGCATTATGAAAAACTTACCAGAGTGGATCCGTATTGCAACCATCTCAGTGGATAACCGAACATCTTTTGAGTTATCAAATGGATCAACAATTAAGGCTGCTTCCACTTCCGGTGACGCTGGTCGTTCAGAGGCTCTGTCACTTTTAGTTCTTGACGAGGCAGCGCACATTGAGGGACTTGAAGAACTGTGGACCGGTTTGTATCCCACACTGTCAACCGGTGGTCGCTGCATCGCGCTTTCTACACCAAACGGTGTTGGTAACTGGTTTCATAAAACCTGTGCTGACGCAGAATCAGGGGCTAACAATTTTAATCTTACAACTTTACAGTGGGACGTACACCCGGATAGAGACGCCGAATGGTATAAAAAAGAAACAAGAAACATGTCCAAGCGTCAAATCGCACAGGAATTAGAATGTAATTTCAATACCTCTGGTGAAACAGTATTCGATCCTGATTGCATGGAATGGTTATTAACAAATGTAAAAGAGCCAAAATATAGAACAGGGTTTGATAGAAATATTTGGATGTGGGAAGAATACGATCCTTCATGCAATTATCTTATGGTTGCTGATGTTGCTCGCGGCGACGGCGCTGATTATTCTACATTTCATATTGTTAAATTAGAAACTTTAGAATTGATTGCAGAGTATCAAGGAAAACCAACTTTAGATATGTATGCCAATATATTAAATCAGGTTGGTAGAGAATTTGGTGATGCATTACTAGTAGTTGAAAACAACAATGTCGGTTACACAGTATTGGACAAGTTACTTGATATGGAATATCCTAACTTATATCACTCTATTAAGTCAACTCACGAATATGTTGATCAGTATATGGCTGAAAGTATGAATTCAGCAGTGCCGGGTTTTACAACCTCTATGAAAACTAGACCCCTTATCATAGCGAAATTAGAAGAGTTTATTAGAAATAAACTAATTACGGTATATTCGTCTCGTACTATTAACGAAATGAAAACTTTTATTTGGAGGAATGGTAAACCCCAAGCAATGAAAGGATATCATGATGATTTAATCATGGCATTGGCAATTGCATGCTGGGTTAGAGATACAGCACTTCAAGCTAGCGCAAGAGATTTAAATTATAAAGAGGCTTTTGCAAAAGCAGTTTATACCACAAAAACTATTATGAATACACAAATTAAAGGTCAGCATGGCTACAAAGAAAAAGAAATATTTGATAAAATTAGTGAAGCAAAAAGCTTGTATGAACAATACAAATGGATTATAAAGTGAGAATATAAATGGCAGACAAAAAGAAAAAAGGTAGAAACCCCGCAAATCAACAATCTGAATTGTTTAAAGCGCTTACGAGATTGTTCTCTGGTCCAATAGTAAACTATAGATCGCAGTCTGGTACAAAAATTAGAAGACAACATTTAGATAAGTATTCTTCACGCTTTCGTACCGCCTCTGGTCAACAGTTCAAAAAAGCACTGTCATCGCCACTCGATAATATTGCGTATAACGCTATGCAAAGTCAGCGCCGTGTTGAGCGATACGTGGACTTTGATCAGATGGAGTATATGCCAGAAATTGCGTCGGCGCTTGATATATATGCTGATGAAATGACAACATACTCTGAATTAAGACCCATGCTTAATGTTAAATGTTCAAATGAGGAAATCAAAGCTGTATTGCAAAATCTTTATTCTAAAGTTCTTAACTTGGAGCACAACCTTTTTTCTTGGGCACGAACAATGTGCAAGTATGGAGATTTCTTTTTGTACTTAGATATTGACGATAACTTCGGTATTCAATCTGTTATTTCTATTCCCATTGGAGAAGTCGAAAGACTTGAGGGGCAAGATTCTACAAATCCAAATTATATACAATACCAATGGAACTCAGCCGGTATGACATTTGAAAACTGGCAGATTGCACATTTTAGAGTTCTTGGTAATGATAAACATGCCCCATACGGTACATCTGTTTTAGATCCTGCACGTCGTATTTTTAGACAGCTTACGCTTGTTGAAGATGCCATGATGGCTTATCGAGTTATTCGTTCATCTGAGAGAAGATTATTTAAGATTGACGTTGGTGGCATTCCGCCAAATGATATTGAACAATACATGGAAAAGATTGTTACACAATTAAAAAGACATACCGTGATTGATCAACAAACTGGTCGAGTTGATTTGCGTTATAACCCAATGAGCATCGAAGAAGATTACTTTATTCCAGTCCGCCCCGGCTCTGTAACTGATGTTACAAACTTAGCTGGTGGTCAGAACACAACT